AGCCTTTGCGGCATACAAGGGCAAACCTTTTCACAAGGCTGATGTTGACGATATTGGCAAGAAAGCAATCAATTATTTTGATGAGCTAAAGTTTTACGCAGAGGGCGACCCCAGACGCGCAGCCCGGATGATACGAGATACCTTTCAAGAAAGCATGAGCAAAAACAAGGCAGGCGATGATGCCATGCTCAAAGAGCTTTTTGACACCGATGACCTTGGGCTGCTTGATGATTATAAGAACGCACCGGAACCAGAAGAATTACGCATAGCGAAATGGATAGAAGACAACGCAGATGATTTGTCGATTGAGGATGCTACCCACCTCTACAACGTAGACCTAAAGGTATCACCTGATGACCTGCTTGATTGGGATGCTCCGCTTAGTGAGCAGAGTGAGGCTATCCAGAAAGCATTAGCCCCATACGCAAAAGAGTATGACAACCCAGAGCAGGCCATTAGAGACTTCCTTGATACTGATTACGCCAAGTCTTTCCCAGACACCAGAGATGTTAAGTGGGCGCGAACAATCCTTGAAGACCCTGATTACGATGTGGCTGAGGATGGCGCGGATTGGTTGGCATCTCAGATGAGGTCAGAGCAAGGCAGTAGCTTTTACAACCTTCTTGGCAGTCAGAATGCTGGGCAGATGTACGAGCGTATGAGCCGAAGCATGGGGGGCGCAGAGAATGCATCATCCGCACTTAGAGAAGCTGGCATCCCCGGCATACGCTACTACGATGGTGGGAGTAGGAAGGCAGGCGAAGGCACAAGAAACTTTGTAATATTCGATGACTCCCTTGTTGACATCAAGACCCGGAACGGTGAGGTGCTTAGTCCGGTACAAAGGCAAGAGGCTGTTAGTAGCATGATGGGTGGTGATACAGCATCGAGAACGGCTAGGGCTGAGGCTGGCGGGTTTACGACAGACCTTTATCACGGCACAGCAGCAGACGTTAAGGATTTCGACCCGTCTTATGGCGGGAGCGTTACAAAGTCTAGGAGCGCACAGCAAGGCACTTGGCTTGTAGATGACCCAGATGTTGCGGGAGGCTATGCGAGATTAGCGGCAGAGGACGCTCCGGTGCAAAAGTTAATAGACGAATCTCAAGCGGCGGAACGAGCAGGTGAGTGGGACAAGGCACATGACTTAATGGCAGAGGCAGAAAAATTAGAGCAGGGCGGCGAGCTTGTTGGAGGGGGCGGTCAGAACATTATGCCCCTAAAGGTTCGCGGCAACTTGATGGAGATTGACGCTGAAGGCGCAACTATGTCAGACCTCGATGACGCGCAATTATTTAAGTGGTCGCAGGAGGCAAAAAAGGAAGGCTTTGACGGCCTAAAAATTAAGAACTTTTCTGACAACGCAGATTATGGACAATACACAGCGGCAAATCATTATCTAATATTCGACCCAGCAAACATACGCTCAACAAACGCACAGTTTGACCCGAATAAAGCAAGTTCTAGCGATATTCTAGCTGGGCTAGGCGCGGCTACAGTATCGGGCGCAGTCATTAACGAGAAGTCCAAAAGAGACAACAAGTAACACCGACTCACAGAGAGTCATAGAATTATCGGCAATATTGCCGCTAGTAAGACCCCATAGGAGGGTAAGTATGTTAGAGCTATTGCGTAGAGCAATGAAGTACCCGCAGGAAGAAATATCACTCGACCAGTTTCATAGCTGGAAGACTGACCCCGTAACACAAGAACTCCACCGAGATTTAATAACCTCACTGATAGATCAGTTATCTGATGATCTGCCAGAGGATTCTATTGACCGGAGTTTAATCCAATCCCATCAACGTGAGGGCGCTAGGAAGATGCTAGAGCTTTTGTTTGACTGGGAACCGGAAAGCGTCAAGCAAATCAAAGAAGGAGAAGCAGATCAAAGAAGGAGAAGCAGATGATTAGACCACTGGGTAACTTTGTAGTAATCGAGGCTAAGAAGTCTGAGAGCGTATCAGAGGGCGGAATTGTCCTGCCTGATGATCTGACTAGGAAAGAGCAAGCGGTTGAGCAGACGGGGAAGGTTGTAGCGTTTGGCCCGACTGCATTCAAGCGATGGAAAGGGTGTGAGAGTCCCAAGTGGTTACAGCGAGCATTAGAATTAAACGCTGGTCCAAATCACGGAACCTCAGACGATAGAGGTTTTGAAGCTATTTGCGATCATACCAAGTGGGAAGACCCAGATTATCCCCCGCACAGACAATGGGGCATCGAAATTGGTGACACTGTTGAGCATAGAAAATATAACGCGATGGATAGTGTTACCTCTGGTAACGTTATTTACAGATACATTCCAGACATTGAGATATTAGGAGTAATTGACGATGAATGAAGAAGCAGAAGCGGCGGCTCTGGCTGCTATCGAGACAGAAGAGACAAAGACCGAGGAATCTCCGGTAGAGCAGACAGATGATCGGTCTTACGATGAAATTCAAGAGACTAAGGCGAGGGCTGATAACTGGGTTCCCCTAGATGATTGGGTTGATTCTGGCAAGAATGCCGAGGATTGGGTTAAGGCTGACGTATTTAACGTGAGAAAGGGTCTTGTTGGTGAGGTTCGCGGGTTAAAGCGGCAGCTTTCTGACTACGATAAGCGAATGGATAACCTTAACCAAGCTCATGCGGGTCAGATGGAGGTTCAGCGCAAGGAACTGATAGCAGCGAGGGATGAGGCTATCCTTGAGGGTGGTCAGCATGGTTTAGAGATTGCTAAAAACAAGCAGTACCAGATCGACACCATGAACCAGGGTAATTTTGTCCAGCCACAGGCAGCAGACCCAACTCAGACCGAGTGGGAGTCCAGAAACCAGTGGATTAATGAAGATTCCCCTAAAGGGGCTTATGGTCGTGATGTGTGGGCTAAATTGGGTGCAGCAGGTCATACGAGTGCGGCTACGGCGATTCCTGCTCTTGAGGCTGCGATGGCTAAGGCTTTTCCCGCACAGGCTAGAAGCAAGCCTAAGCAGTCTGAGGCCGAGACAGGTTCTAAGCCGACTGGGTTTAAGCGATCTGGTCAAAAGTTGACGATGGCTGATGTGACTTCAGATGAGCGAAAGATGTTAGATGCAATGCCAGGTGCTTGGGCTAATAAGTCCGATGCTGAAATATTACAAGCGGTTAAAGATGCAAGGGGTGTGAAATGAAAGAATTTGGCGAGAATGAAAGTTACGGGCAGGAAGATGACAGAGAGAGAGTTAATTCCACTCAAAAGCAGGACTTATCCACAGGTCAGACAGGTGATGACCGTGATCCAAATCAAGAAACAAGGCCGAAGCGGGTTCCGATGAAGCAGGGGACTAACTTGGGGTTTGAGGATTGCGACATGGACCCTACACAGTATCGCTATTATGTTTTCAACGAAGACCCTAATAAGCCAGGCCGCATAGATCGGGCTAAGGGTGCTGCTTGGGAACACGTTACTAACCGTCAGGGTCAGGTAGCAACTAGAGCATCTGGTGGAGGAACAGCGTATTTAATGCGTTTGCCGATGGAGTATGCGAAGGAAGACAATGACGCTAAGAGGGCAAAAGTGCTTGCGACTATGGCTGATGCGGGTAAAATGGGAAGAAATGAGTACGCACCCGACCCAGAAACGGGCAGAGCAGAGGGTGGCGCATCGATTCATCAAGGTAGTCATACCTCTGATAATCCATACAGTTAGGCTTTTCAAAGCGGTAGACCCCCGTTAAGTTGAAGAGAAATCGGTTAAGTCCTTCGGGGCTTGTTTTCTTATTTAATTTAATGAGGGTTTACTCATGTCAGGTTTTGATTTAGTAGGCACTGAGTCCAACGGTTCTATTGATGGGAAGCAGAAGACCTTTGCGGTTGATGCTGCTCATGCAGGAGTTCTTGGGCCTGGTGATCTTGTTTTAATTACTGGTGACGGTTCTGCTACTGGAGTTTCAGAAGTAGATATCGGTACAGCTAACGCGGCTAATACGGGCGTAATCAGCTCTGTTAAGCCTACGCTTTCGGGCGAAGCACTTTCCATAACCCACCTTGCCGCGACTACTGCGGGCAATGTTCTAGTCAATGTTGATGCTTTTGCTACTTATGAGGTTGCTGTTTCTAACGGTCCTCTGGTGGTTGCTAATGTTGGTCTGAACTGTCCTGCTGTTGTTACTGCTGGGACGGTTTCTGGTAGTGTTTTCAACTCAAATATGGGCGCGAATGCAACTGGTGTTGCAACTACGTCTACTCTTCCACTTCACATTGTTGCCTTAAAAGAGGATAGCGACGGGGTCTTAGGAAACCGCGCAATAGTTCGTATTAACGAATCTACCTCTAAACTTGGCGCGACTGGTATAGCTTAATAGGAGATTTATCATGGCTGGAGTAATCGGCACAGGTAGTCTTCCACGGCTACTACAAGATGGTGTAAGTGAAGTTTTTGGTAATGCGATGGGTGAGCATGAGACTTGTTACGACAAGTTGTTCAAGACTCTAACATCCAACAAGAACTTTGAAGTTAATGTTCAGCTTGAGGGTTTCTCTCGATCAGCGAATAAAGATGAAGGTGATGATATTACCTTTGACTCTCGCCGACAGGGTTTTACTCCCAAGTATCAGCACAATACTCTTGCGAAAGGGTTTATTGTGACTGAAGAGGCTCTTGAAGATGAGCTTTACGGTCAGTTGAGTGATGGCGCTCAAGCTCTTGCCCGCGCTATGCGTATTGGTAAAGAGATTGATGGTGCTAACGTGTTTAACAATGGCTTTGATTCTACTATCACAATGGTTGATGGTGATGGCGATGAGTTGTTCAACACAGCACACTCTAACGGCCCTTCTGGTGGTACTTACTCTAACAGATTGGCGGTTGACGCTGATTTGACTGAGGCATCCCTAGAGGACGCACTAGCTATTGTTCAGACTATGGACGATGCGCGAGGCTTACCTGCTGCTCTACAGGCTCAAAGGCTTGTTGTAGCTGCTGGAACCAACTCCTTTAACGCTCAGAGAATCCTGGGTTCTGTTTTGCAGAACGACACAGGTAATAACGCGACTAACGCAGTACGCGATATGAACTCTGTCCGTGATGGTTGGGTATCAAATCCTTATCTTACTGATACTGATGCATGGTTTCTGACTACTGATGCCCCTAGTGGGTTGAAGTATTACAGTCGTCGTGCTGTTCGGTTTGGTCAGGATAACGCTTTTACTTCTGGCAATGCGCGTTTCAAAGCTGATGAAAGATATTCTTTCGGATGGGATGACGCTCGCGGAGCTATAGGAAGCCAGGGCAACTAGGTGCTTTGGTAGCGTGATTTAATGGGGGCTTCGGCCCCTGTTTTTTAACAACTGTAGACAATCAATGTTTCATTCGGGCCGAGAGGTCACAGGAGAAGTAAAATGACAGTAACTAATTTCCCAGATGGGTTTGTCAACGGAGTAACTATCCGAGACACACCTATCACACAACTTTACCCAGGTAATGTATTTTGGGTGAACGGATCATCTGTGTTGGGTGGAGGTCAGAAGGTTGGCGGCTCCAACGGTAACACAGGAACGTACACAGCTCCCTGGGCAACGATTGATTACGCGATAGGCCGATGTCTTGCCTCTCGTGGTGACATCATTATGGTTATGCCTGGTCACACTGAGACAGTCAGTGCTGCTGGCTCCATTGCTTGCGATGTTGCTGGTGTTGCGATTGTTGGTTTAGGTTCTGGCTCGCTCAGACCTACCATCTCGTTCACTACTGCAACAGCGGCTACTATTACAGTTAGTGCTGCGAATGTAGCTGTTAAGAACGTGCTTATTAGTGCGGCTTTTGCTGATGTTGCCGCAGCGTTTACATTAACTACAGCGACTGGCTTTACGCTTGAGGATGTTGAGGTGGTTGATTCTGCTGCCGACCTTAACATTGTCGATATTATTGACATCTCAACCGTTGACAATGCTGCTGATGACCTGTGCATTAAGGGGCTGAAGTGGATTACTCCTGACCTATCAACTGGGTCGGTAGTCAATGTTGATGCTGATGTGGACGGCCTTACTATCCATGACAGTTATGTGAATTTAGGGGTCAATGGTGTTGTGTCTTGTTATGCAGAGGTTGCTGCTGGTAAAGACCTGACTAATATCGACATCCAGAATAACTACGCGACTCGTTTGGTTACTGCTAGTGCGGTTGGTTATATCACTTTTGCTGATACGACTACGACTAACACAGGCTTGATGAAGGGCAACTCTTGGAGAAGTCTTGATACTGCTGGTGAGCTTTATACTACTGCTGGAAGTAACATTACTTTCATCGATAACAGAGCGACTTCAGTCATTGATAAGTCTGGGTATTTATTGCCTGCGGCTGATAGCTAGTAGGTGGTTCGAGTAATTGACAATCGCAACGGGGTTAAGTCATTTCTGATTAGCCCCCAAGCGATAAAGACAACCGGGGAGGTTTTCTTTCGATCTAATCTTGATTGCGGCGCTCAGTATCTGGCACGGTAGGAGCAGGCGCAACGTGGGTAGAACGAATATAATTGCTAGAACGAATTTAATTAAGAGGATCTGAAATGTACAAGCAAATAGATATGCCAGTATTGAGCGATGATGACAACGGTGTTTGTGTATCACAGACTCCTGCGGCTGGTGGTGTTCAGAGTCTAACCATCACTGGTGCATTGGCAACGGATGGTGTGGCAACTGCTGCTGCGGCTCAGATTGTCACTGCGACATGGGCTGGGGCTGATGCTGCCAGAACTTTGACGGTCACATTCAAGGATGCTGACGGAATTTCACAGACGGGCACGATTGCGGGTGCTAATGGCACGACCTCTGCTGGGACGTTCTACGCGAAGTCTATCTCCGCTATTAGTATTGACGATGATAGTGCTGGTGCTGTTGAGGTTGGCTTTCTGGCTGCGTCTGGCGCGGTTACTAAGTCGATTCCGGTTAATTGGAAGCAGACCCCGTTTAATTTGGGTGCTTACTTTGATTTAACGGCTGGGACTATGACTTTATCTGGTCAGTATACTCCTGATCTTCCTGACCCTGCTCTGAGAGGGAATACGGCTTGGACTAATTCCTATTCAACTGATGCTGATTGGCGAAATATTGACGGTCTGACTACGGTAACGGCAGATGATCAGTCTAATATTGCTTTTCCGGTTGGTTCTGTGCGGTTTATTCAGACGGTTGGTTCTGCAACAGGCGCGGCAACGGTCACTGTCACACAAGGGGATTACTAATGAGCAGAGTTAGACAGACAGAAGAGCAAAAGAAGGGGAAGCAGTTGCCGCAGGGTGCTTGCTGCCATTCAAATAAGAAAGTAACCAAGCAAAGGGCATCTAAGGGTAAGTAATGGGTATTGTGCGAAGAGACAGGTATGTTAAGGGTACGCATAACTCAGTATCGGATGATTCTGGGCAGAAGTATAAACGCTCTGATATGCGCCTAACCTGGGACAATAAACTTGTTGGAAAAGATGAGTATTACGAGAAGCAACCCCAGCTCACGATACGTCCCAGACCTGATTCTCCTTCAATCAAGAACCAGACTAGAACACAAGGCCAGACAGAAACATTAGAAGTGCCGAGCTTTAACCCAGAGGGACAAGTTTAATGGCAACAAGCCGAGTATTGACCAAGAACGCAGGGAAGATCATTGAGGAAGCTCTCAGGGATTCTCGCATTATTCCTGCTGAACAGCCTGTCCAGGGTGTTGATTATGAACGCGGGCTTGATTCGCTAAATAACATTGCTAAGTTCTGGCAGACTCAGGATATTAATCTTTGGCTGAAAGAAGAGGCGTTATTGCCATTGGTTACTGGTCAACAGAAGTATTTGCTTGGTCCTAATGGTGCTGAGTGCGCTGATGCTAATTTATCCTTCAATACAACCCTAACTGCTGCTCTGGTTGCGACTGATACGGTTGTGACGGTTGCCTCTAGTGCGGATATGGTAGCTGCTCCGAATATTTTAACCTCTGACCCAACTGATTCTGTTCAGGATTGGAGTGCTATTAACTCTGCCACTTTGAGCGTATCGAGTGGGCTGGTGATTACTAACGTAGCTGCAACTGCTGGTGGTGCTGATTACTCTCTGGCTACAACGGCAGGAGAGACCTATAGGGTGCGTTTTAACTTCACGTTAGGCACAAGCACCAGTGTTAAGTTTTCTGTCTTAAACGTAGCGACAGAGGCAGACAGCGTTACTTTAACCGCATCTGGGACTGATAACGAATTAACTATTACTGCATCGACTACTGAGATTATTTTTCGGATTGAAAATGTCACGACTACGACTGGCCATACTTCGACTACTTATGATTTGACGTATGTTTTGGAGGGTTCTGGGTCCAGAGTGGGCATTTTGCAGACTGATGGCACTAGACATTGGGATTATGTTCTTAATGTTGATTCTGCAACGTCTATAGACCTTGAGAATGGGATGACAAGTGCGGCGGCTGATGGCGCGAGCGTGTTCTTTTACACTACAAAACTATCAAGACCTATGCGAATACTCTCAATGAGGTACGCATCTAGTATAACTGGGTCGGAAATCCCCACTAATCAGTGGTCAAGGGAGCAGTATTTTAATCAACCGGACAAGGACTCTACCGGAACGGTGAATCAGTGGTATTACTCGCCTCAAATAACAGATGGTGAGTTGTATATTTGGCAGGTAGCTAACTCGGATGACAATATTTTGAGGTTTACTTATGTTAAAGCGGCTCTTGTTTACACTGAAAACACTGATGAATTAGAGTTCCCAAGCGAGTTTTATCAGCCTTTAAAGTGGGCTATTGCTGCTGATTTGGCTCCATCTTACGGTGTTAAGCCAGAAAGACGGATGGAATTAAAGCAGGAGGCGTATGAGTCTCTTGAGGCGGCTCTTGCCCATGATAATGAGATGGCATCAATGCAGATAGCGCCGGATTTTAACTAATGGCTACTCTTGATCTAGGTGGAGTATTTTACAAATCAGAATCTTTGCCTATATCAGCGCAAGAAGCGGTGAACGTGTACCTGAATATCCCCCAAGCGGCTAATCCAGTTGAAAAGAATTTATTTCCGACTCCAGGATTAACGGCGGGAACTACGGCAGGAACGGACGTTATTAATCGTGGCGGTCATGTCTTTCAGGGTGTTCCGTATGTTGTTAATGGGACAGGGCTGTACAGAATTGACAGAACAACTGACGCTTTTGGCGTAGATAGTTATTCAAGCGCATTGGTGAGTGGTGCGACTACGCTGCCTGGCACTGGTCGGGTGATTATGTCCGACAACGGTGCGGAGGGTGGTCAGATATGTATTGTATTGCCCGATCAGACCAATCAATTTAATACTTACACTTACACGACTGGCGGCGGTTTGGTTCAGATTTCAGATGCAGACTTCGATGGGCCTGTGTCGAGTGTGGATTATGTTGACGGTTTTTTCATCTTTGCCAAGCAAGATTCCCAGAAGTTTTTTAACTCTAATTTGCGAGATGGTACGGCGTATACGGCTACTGATTTTGTATTGGTTGAGTCTGACCCCGATTCGCTGGTGAGAATGTTTGTGTTGAATAACGAGCCTATTGGATTGGGTTCGGAGACTTTTGAGCCATTTCAGAATATTGGCGGTAGTGGTTTTCCATTCCAGAGGGTTTCGGGTGGTGTTCAGTCTAAGGGGTTGGTGTCAAAGTTTGCGATTGTTGAGGTTAATGATCTGATGTTGTTTTTGGGGTCGAGTGTGAATGAAACCCCTGCTATTTGGCTGACAGATGGCGGCAGACCTCAGAAGCTATCGACCACAGCAATAGACAATGAGATTGCAAAATACAGTGATGCGGTTACTTCAACTGCGTATGCCTTTCGGTACTCACAGTCAGGGGCGCAGTTTGCTGGTTTTACGTTTCCCAGTGAGGAGACATTTATTTATGACTTCACCTCAAAGGAGTGGCATACCCGTGAGTCTGTTAATAGCGGTGGAGGAGCTACTCCTTATCGTGTGACGAATGTGATGGATGCGTATGGTGTTTTGATGGTTGGTGATGCGTTATCGACTAACATAGGTGTTTTAGATCAGGATGCTTACACAGAGTATGGCGATATTTTAAGAAGGCGATTTGTAACTCCCCAGCTTGATAATGAAGGTCATCCGTTTTGGATTAACGCTCTTGAGTTGTGGGGCGAGCATGGGGTTGGTTTAACGAGCGGCCAGGGTTCTGATCCGGTAGTGATGATGAGCTTTTCAACCGATGGCGGAAGGACTTTTAACAATAAAATATCGAGAGATTGGGGTAAGATAGGCGAATATGACAAGCGCACAATCTGGAACTCTCTTGGCAGGGTTTCGAGAGAGGTTTGTTTTAAGTTTGAGGTGAGCGACCCTGTTAAATTCGTGTTCGCTAAGGTTGAAGCAGAACTTGAGTAAAAATGAAATGCTAACGCAGAAAATACTGAAAGATTTGTTACATTACGACCCTATTGTGGGTGTCTTTAGGTGGATTTCACCTCCATCGATGAGGGTAAAATCGGGTGCGATAGCGGGAACTATGAACGATAATGGCTACAGGCGAATATCAATACATGGGAAGCGTTATTACGCGCATCGACTGGCGTTTTTATACATGAATGGGTCGCTCCCTGAGTCTGACACGGATCATATTAATCATTGCCGGGATGATAACCGATGGGATAATTTGAGGCGCGTCACTAGAGAAGAGAATTTAAAAAACCAAACAATAAGGACAGACAATACCAGTGGCGTGGTTGGTGTTCGGTGGTTCAAAAGAGATGGGAATTGGCAGGCGCGAATAAACCATAAAGGAAAAGAAATCCATTTGGGTTATTTCACTGAAAAGGGCGTGGCTATACAGGCAAGATTGGCGGCTGAGATTAAATATGGGTTTCATCCTAATCACGGGGCCGAATTAGAATGAGCATTGCCCACTTGCCAGTTAATGAGCCTCTGGTCGATGAAGAGGGTAAGGTTGTTAGAGGACGCGCTCAAGAGCTTATGCGGGAATTGGTCCAGTTAAGTATTTTAACGGGTACTGGCAGTCCAGAGGGTGTTATAGAGGCTAAGATAACAACCCTTTACATGGCTACAGACGGAACGGCAGGAAATATTTTGTACGTTAAAAAAGCAGCCGATGATGGCGCGGGTGATAGGAGTGGCGGATGGATACTGGTTTAGTCAATCAAGAGCATAGGGATCAGATGGCTATTTTAGAGTCTGCTATTATTTCTATTGGTGATGATGTTCCACATGAAACTAATCACTATTTTGCTCATGGAACTTATACCAGAGAATTATTTATCCCAGCAGGTGCGGTGATTACAGGCAGGATACATAAGTATTCAGCTATTAACATTGTCAGTCATGGTAAGGCGGTTGTGATTACAGATAAGGGCAGACTGAATGTTCAATCTCCTTATACGTTTGTGAGTGGTGCTGGTGTGAAGAAGGCTATTTACGCGATTGAGGATACAGTTTTGATTAATGTCATGCCTTGGGATGGTGAACCAGACCCAGAGCTAATGGAAGAAGCATTTACAGTGTCATCTTACGATGAGCTGGGAGAGAAATAATGGCATTTATAGCAGCATCATTGATTGGGGCTGGCGCGGGTATTTTAGCTGGGGGTTTAGGGGCATCTGGGGCTAGGCAGGATAGAAAGTCTATAGAGGCGGCTAACGAGACTGCTCAACGTCAGCGTGCTGAGTCGATGGAGTTTATTAACTCTTCGATCAAGCAGAATCGCGGTGATTTGTTTAAGTTATTCCCATCTGCTCAAGAGTCTTTGCAGACTGGAATGCAAGCCAGTATGGATATTTTCAATCAGGCATTTCCAGAGCAGTTAAGGACGTTTCAGCAGGGGAATATGGGCGCTCAGAACCAGATTATTGCTGGTCATAACCCACAGATGGCGGCGATTCTTGGTCAGCCTATTAATTACAATCCCCAAGCTACTCAAATCCAAGCGCCTCAATTACAAGGGCGGCTGCCTGAGTTTGGCAGTATAAGTGATCTAGGTCTTGATGAAAGAAGCCCAATGGAGGCTGGGGGCGGGGCAGGGTCGGCAATGATGTCTGGTCAGCTAATACCTCACAAGGGTCACTATCACCCACCTGGCTCGAATGAGAAAATCATGCCAGGTGGTGTTGCTGCTTGGATGGCGAGAAATAATTCACAACAGCAGGGCATGAACCAACAGCAGGGCGGCGTACAGCAGCAGTTGGCGGGGATTGACCCTGCACTTGCCCAACAGTTAATTGCTGAATATCAAGCATCACAGCAAGGGGGCTTATAATGCCATTAGCAGCATTGGGGCAGCCACTGCCTCCAGGTTATGGTCAGCCAACAATTAATGGAACCGCAGGCGCGGGGATGGGTCCGGTCAATGGCAATTATGCTGGTTCGGGTGTTGACAACATGACTATTGGGGGCGGCTTTGGTGTCCCGCAGGCTTCTACTCTGCTTGGCCGTTTACAGATTCCCTCTGACGGGACTTACAGCCAAAACGAGCAGGATCGGATAGCTGCCCTGATTGATAACGGTACGGTAACGATAGAGGAAGCGGCCCAACACTATGGCATTCCCTTAGCGGAGGCTCAGGCGGCTTATGCGGCGAGAGGGGTTCCAAGTGCGACTCAGGGTGCTAGGGGAACTCCCGCGACCTATGGCCTCTCTGGGGCTACTAATGCGCTAAATACAGGGGCAAATTCTAGTCTAGGTATCTTAGGCAATACTCTTGGGACTATCGATAACAGGTACAACCAAGGCGCTAACTCTCTTTATACGGGGTTGCAGGGCAGTTTGGGCATTCTTAGCGGTGCTTTGAGCGATATAAATACCTCATATTCCGCAGGTCAGAATGCGCTAACCAGCGCCTCTACTGGTGTTGGCAATACGATAGGCTCAGGTATTAGCGCACTCCAGACAGCAGAAACAAATGCTCTTGGGCGAATTGATGCGACTCAGGGCGCTCTAGGCGGGATGTTCGATAAGGGCTATGCCTCTACTGAACAACTCACCCCATTTGTTAATCAAGGTGTACAGGCTGGCGGTCTTCAGTCTGCCTTTTCTGGTGCTAGAGGTGCGGCGGCACAGCAACAGGCTTATGATGATTTCAGGGAGTCACCAGGTCAGGCTTTCTTGCGAGAACAGGGTGAGAGGGCGTTACTGAGAAATTCAGCGGCTACTGGCGGCTTGGGTGGTGGTAATGTTAAGCGTGAACTGGTCAATTATGGTCAGGGTTTGGCGCTACAAGACCTCACTAGGCAGACGGGTCAGCTAGGCGAGATTGCCAACCGTGGGCTGAGTGCTGGTGCTACATCTGCGGGGATAACTTCACAATTATCTGGTCAACAGGCTGGCTTGAACTCTCAGCTTGCTCAGACAGGGGCGAACATTACCTCGCAGCTAGGCGCTCAACAGGGTCAGTTATCTGGACAACAGGCTAGTTTGCAGGGTCAGTTAGCTGGTCAGCAGGGTCAGCTATACGGTCAACAGGCTGGGGTTACTTCAGGTCTGGGTCAGTTCGGCGCTAACATGATGAACAACTACGGGACGGGGCTTTCTGCATTGCGACAGAATCAGGCGGGTCTGGAGTCTGGCATAGGTCAGGTTGCGGCAAGCATTCCCCTTGGTGTTGGTAGTAGGCTTGCAGATTACAGGCAACAGGCTGGCAGAGACATACAGGGCATTATTGGTGGTACGTCCACTAGCCTTGCCAATCTATCCTCTCAGCAGGGTTCTGGCATGGCAGACCTAACGGGCGCTCAGGCGCAACAGGTACAGGGTCTAATAGCCTCGGCAACTAGCGGCGATATTAATGCTAGGATTGAGTTGGGCAGGATGTTGGCTAATTTAGCCACGCAGTCTGCTTCTAATGCGTCTGGTATGCCGATCATACCTGGTGCTACGACTAACTATGCTAGAGACTATGCGAACATAGCATCAGCGGCGGGTGGCGTTTATGACGCTATCAATAGCGGTCAATCAAATGGCGGCGGTGCGCCAGTATACGATTCACAACCTGATTGGGTGAGGTAATCATGCCAGGACAAAGTAGAGCGCAGAATATAGGTCTAGCACTTCAGGCGTTTGGCGCTGGAATGAGTGGGACGATGCCTCAGTTTCAGCAGGTGCAGAACCAGAAGCAGCAGCTAGCACAGCAAGAGCAACGGTATCAGGATCAGCAGGTTCGGCAGCAGCAGCAGGATGTGTATGCCCAAGAGGATAGGCAGAGAGCAGAGGCCGATAGAAATCAGCAGCAGCAGGAAAGGGTTGCGGGATATCAATCAAGCCTTGCTAGACAGGGTTTAGCTTTTGCCAAAGCAGGACAATGGGGCGAGATGGCCGAACTTATCAGGGCTGCGCGACCAATGCTTACTGACCTGGGTGTCGATGTTGAGGGCTTGCGAGTTCTTGACTTGCTAACCCGTGCGGCTATGGCTGGGTCTCCAGAAGCACAAAAACAGGCTACCGAAACCCTAGAGACAAGTGTTAAGGGCTGGGATGCTATGGGCTTTGGTTCTGAGGAGGATAGGGAAATTCTTCAAGGCCGAGATGGAATACAGAGATACGTTGATAGTGGAGAGCCTGTATTTCCCGATATTGTAGGCATTGACCCAGATGGCCCAAGTGTTAGAGCGGAAATAAGGGCAGCTGTGACGGCGGTTGATAAGAGTGCGGATGAAATAATAAACGCTTATAACAAGGTCACTAGCTTAGAGGCGGACATGAGGGGCGGGAATAGATCAGCGATCAATGCTGGCATTATGAACGTGGCAAGGTTGATATCCCCCGGTGTTGTTACTGACAATGATGCTAGGCAGATGGCAGGGGCTAATACTAGCGCGGGTATGATTTATGAATTTTTGACAGGAAAGGGATTTGACAAGGAAGATTTATTGCAGATATTTGACCCTCAGAACCCAGAGGTTTTCAGTGTTGATAACCTAATGAGTGTCGCAAGAAATATTACAGGGTCAAGTCTTCCGACCACCTTGAACTCCTACAAAGATTTAGAGAATAGAGCTAACAACTACGATGCAAGCGAGAGCATGATTAGTTCATATTTCAATCAAGACTCCAGAAGAATGCAGTCTATAAATACGATAATGAGCGATCTTGGTGTTGACGCTATACCACCAAACCCTCTTGATACCCCTGATGAGATATGGGCAGATATGTGGAAACTAATGACCCCTGAAGAAAAGGCGGCTTTCCGGTAGGAAATGACATGGCAGACGAGCAAGAAAGAGAAAGAAGGCAGAGGGAGGCCATAGATCGAACTAGGGCGGCGATGCAGCAACGTGCTGAAGTGTCTATCGTTGGTGCTGGGGACATTCCTGCGAGTGATATTTCTGGCCCTCCACTGCCTGATGATATTCAGTCAAGACAGCAGGCTGCGATAGATAGAGTGCGTCCGCTTACTGAGTCGGCTATTTATGCCAATGAGCGCAGGTCTGCTTTTGCTAATGCTCCCGAAATATCGAGGACGGGCGTTAGGGGGATTATGACCCCACCCTCTGACGATGCTGGTTTGTTGGAGAGAGCGGGCCAAGGATTTCAGGAATTTTCTACTGCGGCGGCTGGGTTGACAGCCTTTGATCCTTGGGAGTTCGGTAAGATATTGATGGAGCAAGACCCAAATATCGGGGTGGTGCAATCCCCAGAGGGTGAGTTCTTTGCTGTAAACAGAAAGACGAATAAAGTTGTATCGATCAACAAGCCCGGCGCAAGTGTTACCGATGCGCTTCAACTGTTGGGGGCTGTGACTTCAATGGCCCCTGCTGCTGGCCCCGTCACATGGCCTGTAAGAGCTGTTGTTGGCGGAGGGCTTCAGACCGCAATACAAGCAGGCCAAGAAGCAATGGGTGGAGAATTTAACCCTTTGGAGGTTGCGTCCGAGATGGCGTTTTCTGTTGCTGGAGATTTAATCCCGGCAGGCTATAGAGCTACAAAAAACCTTTTCGGAAGAGGTGCGCCTGTAGATACAGACATGAGGGGCGTTATTGAAGAGGTTGGAGAGGCGGCAATTAGCGGCCAACCTACCCGTCTTTCTAGGGCTGCCGAAACGGTAGAGGCAGACCCTCAGTTAGTAGAGTCGGCTCAAAGGCTTGGAGTTGAGCAAGATGTTCCTCTAAGTGCGCTATCTGCAAATGATCAGTTTGTAGCGGTTCAGGCGGGGCTTACAGCCCGATTAGGGTCTGATTTGGCTGACGATCAAGCGGACTCTGTGTTAGCCCTGTCAGAGAATGTTGCTAGAAGGCTCGATGAATATGGCGCGGCGGCTTCTCGCGGTGGTTTTGATGATAGGATAAGAACCAGCATCCAAGCTGATATAGCTGACCTTTCTGAGCAGTCTAATTATTTATACAAGGCTTTGGATAAGGCGGTTGATAGATTTGGTGGTAAATATCAAGTTATTGATACTCCTATTCTCCAGTCTTATACGGAGCAGTTGGCAAAAGCATATCCAGGCTCTCAGGCCATGCCAACTGGAATTAGGAACGTCTTGAATCAGGTAACTGACCCTAATGGTATTACCTATGAGGCGCTTGACAGATTAAGGCGCACCACTGGCGAGCAATATGCTGCGGCATTAAGAGGGTCTAACCCTTATCCAGACACAGATGTAAGATCATTAGGCCAACTATATGATGTTATTACTAGACAGCAAAACCAAGCACTAGAGGGGATTGTTGGCGATAGAGCGCCTGAAATATGGGGTGCTGCTAAGGGCTTGGTCCAACAAAGGAAACAGCTTGAGGAAATATCCATAAGGGCGCTAGGAAAAGATTTGTCTAATGATATTATGCCTAAGCTAGAGCAAAGTCTTGCGAATGTCGCTCGCGGGAATATCAAAGTTTTTGAAGATAAAATTAATGCAATTCCCGAAGAGCTTCGTCCACAAGCTATGATTACTGCACTAAAATCAATGATGCAGAAAAACGCCAGATCTTCTGATGTAGATAAAGAGTTTGCAATGTCTCTGTCCTATTTCCCAAATTGGTGGAGGCAGGTTAAGTCTGATTCAAAGGTTTTTGGATTGGTTTCTGAGTACCTACAGCCAGATCAGTTAAGGTTTTTTGATGATGTTGCAAGGCTGGGCGGCAGCCTTCAGAGAAGTATCCAGAGGCAACCGATGAACGGGAGAATAGTGGAGTTTGTTGATAACTTTGATAAGCCTGGCGGCTTGGTTTCTCGCCTTTTTGGGGGTGCTAAAAATCGCGGGGGGATTATTGGGCTGGGGGGAAGTGTTGCGTCTAGCGTCTTTGATCTATTGACTGGCGCTCCAAGCAGAGAAGATGCCCTAAATAAGATTTCGGACTTGCTGAGAAACAAAGATTTTAGACGAATGGTTATTAATGGTTCTGAGGGGAGTCCAATATCTGGCGCGGCCAATGACTTACTCAAATCAAGCGAGTTTGAATCATGGTACGAGGGCGCGTCTGAAAGTGTTAAAAACGGGATACTTGAGCTAGGAAGAAGAGCGACAGCCTCGCTCCCAAATCCCTCGCCAGAGAGAATACTTTCTGCTGGGGTGGCTGACTATTTCACTCGGTCTAACTTTGAAGAAATAGAGCAATATTTTGCAGAGGATTAAGCATGGCAAAAAGATTCGCAAATCCATTCCCCAGGTTCTTTAATGACACGGGGGCGCTATTGCCTAGTGGAACTATTGATTTCTTTGAGGCTGGATCCACTGTAACAAGGAAGGATACTTATTCAGATTCCTTGCTGACCACGGCCAACGCTAACCCGGTTATATTGAGTGCTGGCGGTGTGATTCCTAACATCTGGTTGGACGGTAATTACGACATCGTTCTGAAGGATAGGAATGGTAACCAGATTGACCAGGCCGATGATGTTGGGTCATCCTTGGGTGGTGTATTTGATAACTGGTCATCGAGTCTGGTTTATGGTGATGGCGGCGATAATATCGTGACTGGCTCAGATGGCCTGTATTATCTTTCGATTCAGGCAAGCAATGCGGGTAATGACCCCCTCACATCTCCCACTTACTGGTCAGAGATTAAGCTAACTGGCGTTTACAATGCTAATCAGACTTATGGTATTGATGATATTGTTGTGGTTGCTGGAGCCTCGATGTGGGTCAGCCTTTCTGCTGCGAACACTGGCAATACCCCATCGTCTAGCCCTACTAAGTGGGGTCCGGTTATTGGTTATGATCAGACGATCAAGCGCATTAATTTACAGGATTATGGTGAGATAACGAATGCGATTGGATCTGTTGGTGGAGGAAGTCAAACTTTGGATCTCACGCTGGGGAATAGCGTGACCGCTACAGTGGATACATCAGAGACAACTTTTGTTTTTAGCAACGCAACAGCATCGGATGAGCTTTGCGGCTTTACGCTTTATTTAACAAACGGTGGATCGCAGACTGTGAACTGGCCCGCGAGCGTGGATTTTGCTGGAGCAACGGCCCCAACCTTGACCGCCAGCGGGGTTGATGTATTGGTCTTTGAGACTGTGGATGGTGGAACGATCTGGAATGGCTTTGTTGCCGCATTAAATATGAGTTAAGGGGTTTATCATGGGTACTGTATCGGATATAAAAGGAATTGAGGCACTGGTTGATGACACAACCCCTGAGCTGGGTGGAAACCTCAACGGTGCTGACAAGCAAGTCTCGCGGATTAATCTTATTGATTACGGTGAGGTGACTAATGCGATTGGATCTGTTGGTGGAGGAAGTCAAACTTTGGATCTCACACTGGGGAACTCAATTTCCGCTACAGTGGATACATCAGAGACAACTTTTGTTTTTAGCAACGCAACTGCCTCTGATGAGATGAGTGGCTTTGTTTTGACCTTGGTCAACGGTGGATCTCAAACAGTCAACTGGCCTGCCTCAGTCGATTGGGCTGGTGGAACCGCTCCGACACTGACGGCATCAGGAACCGATGTATTAACTTTTTTCACAATTAATGGCGGTACGATTTTTCACGGCGCAATCTCTATTACGGACTCTAAATAATGACTAACATACGAAGAGGGTTAATGGCGGCATCAGGTGTTGTTGGTGGTGGGGTTGTTGGTGCTTTGTGGTCGTGGGGCAATGGTTCTAGCGGAAAACTGGGCCATGGCAACACGACGTATCTAAGCTCCCCTGTACAGGTTGGTTCGCTTGAAACGTGGTCTGTAGTGAGTCCAGCATACACGACATCTTTTTCTGTTAAGTCAGACGGCACATTGTGGGGGTGGGGATTTAATAACCACGGAATGCTTGGCTTGGGAAACACCACCAGTTATTCCTCACCAAAACAGGTCGGTGCTTTAACCACTTGGGCAACGGTATCTGGAGGAAGGTTTAATACTGCTGCGGTCAAAACAGATGGCACTCTATGGACTTGGGGCAGGAACAATAATGGGCAGCTTGGTCTCGGAAATATAACGTACTACAGCTCACCAAAGCAGGTTGGTGCTTTAACTACTTGGTCTGGCGTGGCTTGCGGTGTTGGCCACATGATTGCGGTCAAAACAGATGGCACTCTATGGACTTGGGGGTTGAATTCTAGCGGTCAGCTTGGCCTTGGCAATGCCACCAGTTATTCCTCACCAAAACAGGTTGGGGCGTTGACTACATGGGCAAGTGTCTTTGCCAATTCGGCCAGAAGCGTATCTTTTGCAATTAAGTCAGATAAGACGTTGTGGGGATTTGGCCTTAATTCGTCTGGAGAGCTGGGGATAGGGAATATTACAAGCCCAATTTATTCGCCCAATCAGACAGGCGCAGAAACTGATTGGAGTACAATGTCGCCGGGCTCTAACAATATGTCTGGGGTCAAAACAGATGGCACTCTATGGACTTGGGGCGGTGGCACTCACGGGGGGCTTGGTCACGGGAATCAGACAAGCTACTCGTCACCGAAGCAAGTGGGTGCGTTAACCACATGGGTTTCAACGGGTGGTGGTGCTAGCTTTATGAATGCTGTCAAAACAGATGGCACGTTATGGGCTTGGGGCAGGAACAATAATGGGCAGCTTGGTCTCGGAAATATAACGTACTACAGCTCACCAAAGCAGGTTGGGGCGTTGACTACATGGCAGTCAGCCGTTGCTGGCGCGACCTTTTCTATGGGGGTTAAATGAATAAAGTTTTGCACTTCCTCTCTGGTATTCCGCGCTCTGGCTCTACAGTTCTTGCAGCTATCCTTAATCAGAATCCTGAGACCCATGTGTCAACTACATCGGGCCTCACAGTTGCGCTGGGTAGTCTTGTCAATGCGTGGGGGGAAGGTGTCTTAAATGACACAGACCCTAAGAGAGAGCGATTAGCCCAGACCATGAGAGGCACTATTGACGCATTTTATGGTACGACTGAGAAGCCGGTAGTTATCGACAAGTCTAGGGGCTGGCCCTCACCAGAAATAATGGGTGCTATGACTCAGGTGCTAGAGCGCAAGCCTAAGATCATTGCTACTGTCCGCTCTGTCCCTGAGTGTATGGCTAGTTTTGTGAGGGTGGCTAATCCCGACAACTTGGACGAGTTCATGCAGGGCAGCCCTCTGGTTAGTCACCTCAAAGAATCCTACATCAATTTAGAGAAGGGACTTTCATTTGCCCCTGATTGCTTCCTGATTGTTGAGTATGATGATCTAATCGAAGACCCTAAGAAAGAGATGGAAAGAATCCATGAATTTCTGGAACTGCCTGAGTTTAGTTATGACTTCGATAACATAGATGGAGAGCCGGTAAGAGAGAATGACGAGGCTGTTCACGGTGTTGCTGGCCTACACGACATAAAAACCAAATTGGAAAAGCAGGTTAGAGAGGACCCAAAAATAACGCTGGGTGCTTACTATAACGACTACTGCCAGCCTGAATTTTGGCTAGAGACTCCACGAACAGTTAGAGTGGAGCATGACCTAGACCGACAACTGACAGCAGGAAAGCGCGGGGATTTTACTGAGGGATGGAGACTGGCTGAGAAGTTGCAGTCCGAAGAACCTGATAACCTTAGAGCCGTTTATAATCGCGGCTGGTATTTGCATAACCAAGGCAAGATTCTTGACGCTTACAAGGCAATGGACGAAGGGCGCAAGGTCGGGGTATTCGGCAACGCTCCTCCTAATGTGCCAACGAGCCAATGGGATGGAAAGGCTAAGGGGGTTGTTCTGCTTAACCTTGAAGGCGGCTTAGGCGATCAAATTCACCAGATACGATACGCGAAGAATATTGCAGATCGTGGATGTACCGTAGTGGTAGCCTGCTCTGGTCAGCTTGTTCAACTATTCACTAAGGTCGAGGGAGTTACCGCAGTTGTTCAGCACGAAGCGGCATTTGGTGTATTCCACGATTTCTGGGTTGCTGGTATGTCGGCTGTTGTCCCTCTAGGTCTTGAGCTTAAAGCCTTGTCTGGAAAGCCCTACATACACAGGGACGGAGTAGAACGCTCTGCCAAGAAGAGAATAGGGTTGCGCTGGCAAGCTGGTACAATGTTTGAACACGAACACAACAAAACCTTTCCCTATGAGCTAATGTTTGAAGCGGTTAAAGGCTTGGATGTAGAGTTTATTTCACTACAACGTGATGAGGGTGCAGACGCTAGGCCAGTATGGGTTAAAGAAGTCCCGCTGGATAATTGGGGCGATACTAAGGCCGCGATTGATAGCTGTGATTTGGTTATATCTGCCTGCACTTCTGTCAGTCATTTGTCGGCGGCTATGGGCGTAGAGACTTGGGTAATAACTCCAGTTCTACCTTACTTCCTTTATTCTATGATGTGGGGAGATAGAACGCCTTACTACAACGACATGAAGTTATTTAGACAAGAAGAGTTTGGGAAGTGGGAAGCACCATTTGAATTAATTAAACAGAGACTACAGCCAGGGGAAAAGCCCATTCGGTGGCTTTCTGATGCAGTCTTATACGCAATATAAGCGAGGGTTAAGATGAGTAATTATCGAGAGAGAGCCACTGGAGAAATAAAGTCCCAAGGCGAGGTTTACGCCATTTTTAAGGCAACTACCTCGTTTAGTTCTGAGGTTGATACCTATGCCGACAAGGGATGGGATGAGATTACTGGTGTGCCAATGCCTGCGCCATCTACCGAGCTAAAGAAGGTTGTCCATGCCGCTCCAAAGGTAATCTCTGGAGTATTGACCGAGGTCTGGAAAGAGGTAGATATAAACTCAGGCGCAGGAAAGGCCGCTAAGGATGCTGCGCTATTGGCTGAGATTAGTGATGGCTTGGCTGTTGGTGCTAGGCAGAAGAGGGACGGTCTTTTACTCAGTTCTGACCACTCTCAGCTTGCTGATGTCCCAAAGGACAAAGTAGCGTGGAAGGCTTACCGGGCTGATTTGAGAGATATCCCAAACCAAGCTGGCTTTCCTGAGACTATTACATGGCCGACCGAGCCAGCGTAATAACCTCATCCAAAGTTAAGCTGATTCAACACTACAGCAACCGAGTATAAGAACTCGATGCTGTAGGTTTCGGTTATGTAGGTTAGGTACATAGGCAACTACCCTGGTTTAACTTCGACATCTTCTAGTAACCACTTACTGTTGCTCTCCACCGCTGGCCGAAAGTTATCAATCAGATCGCCATCGCACTCAACATATAGAGAGGTTGTATCCGTACTGGGATGGTAGGAGATGGTATCTCTTGAAAGCACACAGCCTTCTCCACCGATAACCCCCGTTATGTCGAACACTTTAGGCTCTATCTCTTCAATAATTGAGACAGGCTCAATGGGTATTCTGCTCCTCGCAACTTTAGCGCCAAGAAGAGAAAAAAGAATCGCAATCAAAGCCAATCCGGTTATTAGAACTATCAACATTTTATTTTGCTCTTTATCCATTTCCAGACCCTCGGTTCATTATCCAACAATTATTTGCCAATCTCTCCAGGTCAACCCCTTCGACTAACTCTTGACACACCTTGCATCTTTGCTTTTTCCGATTAAATTCTGACTTGTTCTTTACCTCCCCGCACATCCGGCACGTTTTATCAGGTTGCTTAACACAATCACAGCAGGTGGCAGGGTGTGCGCGGGTGAACTTTATAGCCGCTCGATCTTGCTTACAATTACCACAAGGAAGGAATCCATATCTCATGACGTTGCCTCTCTCGGCTCAAAATGTGAAGGCGTAAGCTCTGGTAGATGAGTGGCTGCTACCTCTCCAGAGGTTTGTTTGCGAGTGCGGAAAAACCCATCATGCTCAGGATAAGTTTTCATAAACCTTCGCGCATAGAAAGCAGAGTAATTATTGTTGATCTTGAATTCCCCACTACCGTCACCTCCAGCATCTATTTCCCATCTGATTCGAGAGAAGATTCCATGCTGTGCGCCGTAATGCTTAAATCCTTTGCCGATCATTTCAAAGGTAAATTTCTTAAACAACTCCCAAACCTCTGGGTGCGCCTTGTGAAACTCCTTAACCTGTTCCCGCATTTCGTCCTGGCGAGTTGTATTGCCGAATAAGTCATCCATTATCTTCCCCTATTTGATTGATAACGCGGTTCTGCCTGTAATCAACTCGGCAAAGTCTAATTCCTCGCCAGCTTTCAAGGCATCGAGAATCTTCTTTTTATCCGGCGCTGAACTCTCTGGAACTATCCGTGAATACTTATCTGGAATTACGGCATAGGTGTTTATGGCTGCTGCGGGTGGCAACTTCTTAAACTTAATATCTATGTATTCATTCCCAGCCTTATCAATATTATTAGCCTCCATATGCTTAAACAGATAATGCTCATAGAAATCAATATTAGACTGAATGCTTTTAAGTCTCTTTTGAAACTCTGATATAGCGTCTTTAAGCCCCTGAGCGTCCGATCTGAGGTTTTTAATGTGCAGACCTACATTGACAACCTTATCCGTCAATTCGCCCGTGAGGGCTTCCATAGTGTCCTCATAGGTGGATTCGTCTATATCCTCTCTGTCAAGCATGGCCTTCATATTAACCATTGCGCCGTGAGCTTCTTCTGATAGTTGATATAGTGTACTCATTGTCCTAACTCCTCGATTTCTGCTGCCATTTTCTTGGATACCTTAAAGGTATTTCTCAGGTTCTTAACAATCTCTTGCTGAGTTCTCTCTCCGCTTTGTATCGCGGCCAGAAATTTAGCCCTCATACCGTCAAGATCGTCATCATTGAACCAAGGCTTATCATCGTCCGAAGGTGTTGAGCTTGGAGAAGAAATATATTCTCCATCAGAACGGGCGCGGTGCTGGCTATTGTCCTGAGTATCCGCATCCTTGGTATCATCAATAGCAAATAACCCGTTTAAGGCGTATTTACGAGCGTAGGAGGAAGCCGCTCCTGTTATCTGAGCCTCATCCATGCCCTTCTTGGTTTCTGTCTCTCTAGCCCATCCATGAGCATAATCGACGACCTTTTCACCGTCTTTAACGCTGGCAGTAGCTTTGACATAAACCCTTCCCCCGACCTCTACCATTTCATCCGATAGGTTTAGATGAAAACCTCTTTCAGCCAGTAATGGCTTGGCCGCCTCAACTATGTCCTCACAGCTTCGATAGTTGTATTTGCCAAAATTGTTGTACTGGTTCTTTGGTGCTTTTAATTCAGCTTGAATATCCTTCATTCCCCTACTCCTTGCTCTGACGCGAAGCCCTGTAGGTACATATCCACCCACTTATCCTGGTACGCATTGTATTGAATAGAGCCCTTTTCATAAGTGTTATCAGGGTCTCCATCCTGCCAATCTCTCTCAGCTTTTCTCTGAGCCTGTTCTTTCTTATAACTAATCTCTAGTTGAGCAAAATCAGCCGATTTCTCTATAAGGCTTGCTGCTATTCTGTCTGAATGGTGTTTTGATCTGAAAGGTACTGTATTCATTTGTCTAACTCCTCTAGTAGTGCGTCTGCTTGCTTTACAGCGTGTTCGGCGCAGTTCTCGAAATGGGTTGAGGCATAGTTGGCTAAAAACCCCTGCATTGCCATAGCTGCGAAGTGTTCGCGTTTGGTGAGGCCGCTAGTCCATCCCCCTCCGCATCCCACACTTTTAGGATTTCCAGAGAATCCTTCCGAGTTTGTCATTGGGCTTGCTGGCATATCTGCATTATTCATTTGTCTATCTCCACATATCTATCGGTAGTAAATTCATCAAGGATAATGTCCTGCCTCTCTTCTATGACCTCTCGCACCATCCTCTCTTCATCTGGATTGCCAGCGTTCACTGAGTCGATAAAGATGTTCTTGTGCTTTCGGTGCTGAGAAATAATGGTTAAGATGCTTATCTTCTTTAACATTAGCTGTTCTCCAATGATTCTTTAATGTATTCATAACCTAACTCTCTAACCATCTCCCCTAACGCTCTATCATGCCCTCTCTGCTCTGGTGAGCCTTTATTGGCTATAGCGGCTATCAATAAGGCTTTAAGCCCACCATGAAGCTCATGAGAGTTATTAACCGTAGCCTCGTTGCCGAAAGCCTCTAGGCTTGTCTCATCATTAATTCCGATGCAATCAAGGACGGCATTCTTAATCTCTTCGTCTTTATAGTTCTGCTCGATTTCTTGGTCTGTCTCACTCATTTCTTTCACTCCGGTTCGCTGTTGTTATGGTTCCAATATACACGACCATAGGATTAATTCAACATTTAATTTGCATTCTCCCCGCGTCAGTGTAAAATGGTCTCCATTGAAGTTAAATAGTAAAAAGGGGAAGAATAGTGAAAAGTGACAATTTGGCAGCATGTATTCGGCTTGCGATGGCTAAGAAAGGAATTAGCGGTAAGAAGCTGGCTCAAAAAATGGAGGTTACAGAAACGACTATATCTAGGTGGCGCGAAAGAGGGTGTTTCTCTATTGAGACCCTTGGAAAGATCGCCGGACATTGCGATATGACTTTTGACGAATTAATGACACTAGCAGACTAGGGAGAGAGAGGATTAGAATATTTGATGATAAGGCTGAATATAGCTGGAATGAAAAGGTAAATTTTGTTGATAGTGAAAACGCCTTTGTTGGCTACGACATGGGGCAAAACTGCTGCGAACATGCAAGCTGGTTTATCAGCGAGACAGACCACAACAAGATGCCAGACCGTGAAGCCCTTGAGAATAGGGACTTTGAAGGCATAGAACATTATACCTTTGACCCGACTTTTTGCGAAGAAAGGGATTTATCTGTTGGGGATGACAGCAGGTGGCCCGACCTTGACAAGGGAGGCGCTGTTGCTTTTAGACTTACCAATCCTGACGGCAAAGAGGCGTTCCTTTATTTATTTAACTCTCATAACGGATATTACGGACACGGCTTTGAATTCAAGATAGGCGAAGAAGTAAAAAAAGAAAGCTATCTGTAACCCTATACACGGAGAACAACATGAAAACTAAGACCTTTGGAGAAATCAAACTAGCTGAGATAGTCCAAGTAGCAGTATTCCTACCTATCACCCTCTTTTGCTTTTGGGTATTGCTGGTTGCGAGTATGTCGTTATGAAAAGATGCCAAGGATGTTACGCCAGAGATGGAAGAAAGTGCGCTCTAGGGTTCACTACTACAAGGCTCCAGGATGAAGGCTTTGGTGATTATGCTAGAAAGATCATGTATGCCAAGCAAGAGGACTGTACTAGACCAATGACTTCTACAGCATGGGAAGAGGCTAAGAACGGCATGTTGGGCGAATACAGGAGAGGATGATTATGGACAAGATACCATACGGACAGAAGGTGGTAGCCACTGGAATAATGAGGCGAACCTACCAATCACCCAACAAGAAAATTTGGGTTAATAACGCTAGTGATGACTATAAATTCACTGGCCTCTTACTAGGGTACAGAACTCTCTCAAACGGCGATATGGAGTGGTTCAGTGATGAAGGAAATAGATATACACCGAGAGAACATTTCAAAGTGGCTTTGGTATCTCCGAACGAGAGAGAGAACCCTGTTTATGTGCCGCTAGACAAAATCAAAGCTGAATACAGCTAACCCCATTAACAGAGAGAGAATGAAGAGGTTAATCGTTTTTTCCGATTAGACATAAAGAAGTAATTAGTATTTAATAGATTTGTGTTTAGAGCGTTGGGGGTGAAAGCCCCTGTTTTAAACAATTCGGCTGAAACCGAAACAATAGACGGGCTAGAAACTTAGCCTTTTTTGATAGCGGCCCCGTGCCGTCCAGATCATCGAGATCGACCCGTCCGGCAGTTTCAGCGGGGTCGCTTTCAAAGGAGGTTAGGTTTGTTAGAGAATTTCATATCACGGCTAGAACACTGTAAGCAGGTAGGAGATGGGCGCTATAAAGCCTGTTGCCCTGCACACCAGGACAGATCGCCAAGCCTGACCGTCACCGATACAGGCACAAATATACTTATCCATTGCTTTGCGGGGTGTAGCCCGTTAGACGTTATAAACGCTGTAGGGCTTCAATGGCCTGACCTTTATCCACCAGACCCAAACTATTCTAAAACAGTTAGGCGGCGTGAGCGCGATCACTTTGAAGAGACGGTAGTAAAGATAGCCGAGTCCACCATATCTGAGGGAAAGAAAATCAGCGAAGCAGATAAGAAGGTGGTGATTAAGGCTAAATTAAAGCTACTGAGTAGGGGGTAGAGTAATGCTCTATTACAAAAAAGAATTAGGTGATTATTACAAGAAAGCTGGTCGATTATCTATTCTCCAGCATGGTGTTTATAACCTGCTAATTGATGCTTGTTATGACCGTGAAAGATTCCCCACTAGAGAGGAGGCTATTGATTGGGTTTGGGCATCAAGCAAGGAAGAAATAGAGGCTGTTGATTTCATTTTACGAAAATTCTTTATTGATGATAACGGGGTTTTTTCTCAAAACAGAATAGCTGAGGGAATAGAAAGCTATCATGCTCATTGCGCTCAACAAGCAGAGAACGGAAGAAGGGGAGGTAGACCCAAAGGAAAACCCAATGGGTTAGCAGATAAACCCGATGGGTTAATTAATAAACCCAATTCTGATTATGGGTTAAATATAAAACCCAAAAAAAGCCTATCAACTAACAACTATCAACTAACAACTAACAATAAACATACTTGTGCGCCTAAAGACGCAGATATTGTATTTGATTACTGGAAAACCAAGATGGATAAAACCCGATCAATCAAGTCAAAAGATAAGATGAATAAGATCAAGTCACGTTTGAAAGATGGGTTCACGGTAGGGGACTTAAAAAAGGCTGTTGATGGTTGTAAGTCTTCTGGGTATCACATGGGCATTAACGACGATAAGAAAAAATATAACTCAATTGAATTGATATTCAGGAACACCAGTAAGACCGAGGAATTTATAGAGCTTAACAAAAACACATCTGATTATTACGACATGGGTGGTGCAATATGATAATTCCCGAAGGCATTGATTTTAACGATTACATCTCACTTGTTGGCGAGCTTGAGGCACAGGAGATTCATTCTCCTAAGTATTGGTCTAATGAGGTTGTTGCGCTCAACTCAGGCACTAAACTCAAGGGGCATAGACTTCCGTGGTCTAAGACGCACGAGGTTGTTAGGTTGCGACCAGGTGAGTTATCAATATGGGCTGGAATCAATGGACACATGAAATCTCTGATGACTGGCAACATCATGCTTCATCTCGCTAGACACTCACGAATAGCTATTGCTTCGATGGAGATGACACCTGCCCAGACGTTGTACAGGATGATAAGACAAGCCTCTGGCAGCAATTCAGGCGATATTCCAGATCAATACGTTTCGGACTGTAATGATTATCTCGATGATAATGTTTTGATTTACGACCAGTTGGACATGGTTCCAACGGAAAAGATATTGGGATTTGTGAATTATTGTGGTTCGGTTTTAAAGTGCAAGCATATCGTGATAGATAGCCTTTCAAAGTGTGGTATTAAAAACGATATTGATGCTGAGTCGGAGTTTATAAATCGACTCCAGTTTTCGGCAAAACATCTGGGCTGCCATATTCATCTGGTTCATCACGTTAGAAAGCCCCAAGGCGGTAATAAATACTACAAGCCTACCAAGTTTGACATTAAGGGGAGTGGCTCGCTAACGGATATGGTTGATAACTGTTTTATAGTCTGGAAGAACATCAAGAGATTTGAGGAGCTGGAAAAGAAAAAACGTGGCGATGATTTTGATCAAGACCTAATTGATGAAACTCCTGACAATTTGCTGCTATGTGAAAAGCAGCGGCATGGCGAGTGGGAGGGGGCTATTAGCTTATGGTTCCACTCAAAAACTGGTGCATTTCTTGGTGATAGTGGAGGAAATCCTATTCCGCTACCTCTAACGTATCTGGGGGAAGATGATGCTAGAACATATTGATAAATTACTAAGTGATTTTGTTAATGATCTTGATGTTAAAACTAATGATGGGAATAAAAACATGAGAAGCCACAGAATGCCAAAGGACAAAGCGGTAGAAAGGGTTGTCTTAGAAGCAGCGATAGAAACCCTGCAAGCTGAGAACAAGGAGCTGAGAGAACAGATCAACTCCCAGAGCAATGAAGTAAGGATTAGCCGTGAATTCGCTATGTTCTGCCTAGAGTGCCTAGATGAATGTAGCCACATGGCAACGCAAGAGCAGATTGACGAACTCGGATCAGCAATCAAGAAAGCGGAGAGCAGCGAATGATGTATAGGCCGATTGTTAATTCCTGCGGTGGTGAACTACATTGAAATTTATTATCCGAAACGGAAGCCTGAGACCCGCAGATCGGTCGGCCCTAGAATATGTGGCACAAAGAGAGTTTGCTGTCGATGTTGAGCTTGAGGACGTTGCTAGAAAGCGATCAAAGCCCCAGAACTCATCCCTCCATCTCTGGCTATCCCAGGTCGCTGTAATCCTTAATAACGCTGGAATTGATATGGTTCTATTTCTTGAGCAGCTAAACGGAAAGGCCGAGATACCAGTAACTCAAAAATCATTAAAAGAAAGATTCTGGAAGCCAATCATGGAACATATGACCGGAAAGCAATCAACCACAGAGATGGACACTAAAGACCCTGATATTCTGTATCAGACAGCCTGTAGGATATTGGCTGAGAACTTTGAAATCGTCCCTCCACCGTGGCCCTCACATGAGCGAGAGGACTTGAGAGATGTATAAGGTTCTTGATCTTTTTAGCGGAATTGGAGGCTTTAGCTTAGGGCTAGAGAGGACAGGAGGCTTTGAGACTGTAGCCTTTTGCGAAATTGAGAAGTTCCCCCAGAAAGTATTAAGCAAACACTGGCCTGGAGTGCCGATATATGAAGACGTTAGAGAACTCACAGCAAAACAACTTAGAACAGACGGAATTATTCCAAACGTCATTACCGGAGGATTCCCCTGCCAAGACATCTCCATTTCTGGAAAAGGAAAGGGGATTACTGGAGAAAAAAGCGGATTATGGTTTGAGTACAAAAGAATTATCAATGAACTTCAGCCCAGATACGCAATCGTGGAAAACGTGTCAGCTCTGCTTGGACGGGGACTATCAGTCATACTCGGAGGATTGGCCGAGATCGGGTACGATGCGACTTGGACGGTCTACGACTCAAGACACTTCGGTGTCCCGCAGCGAAGGCGCAGAGTTTATATTCTCGCTGTCAGAGATGGAATCACCCCCGAATCCGATATATTCCAAGCCAATATCCGCAGTTATCAAGAATGCAGAAGAAAAGTGGAGGATAACGAAAAACTCCGCAAAAGGGATATTGAGAAGAGAGATGGAGAGCGGGATTCCTTTGCCTTCTTTACTCGCCAAAGGTCTGATGAATTTGCTGAAATAGGATTAAGCAGCACGTTAGCCAAAAGAGATTACAAGTCATTTACGGATATTGTCATGGAAAATGGGTATTTGAGAAGAGTTACGCCTAGAGAGAGGATGCTATTTCAGGGGTTTCCTGCTGACTGGATGGATGATCTTGGAGGAAGTGATAAGGATTTATTTGCCTGTAACGGGATGACGGCTGGCGTGGTTACTCACATTGGAGAGAGGGTGATTGATTATGACAGAGCATAAAAGATTTAATTTTTCTCATGTGGAGGATTTTGATAAACATATCTCTATGTCAATCCCTAATTACGAGGGGCTTATAGATATTGTTAAGGCGTTTTTCCTAGAGCTTATGCCTCCAATGGGTCTGTGTGTTGATGTGGGCTGCTCTACAGGCTCGCTGCTTAATGATCTTTCTCCAATGACCGAGGGGGAATATATTGGAGTGGATGAGCTTGAATTCAAAGGAGATAAAGATTTTGTTTTTGTGGAGTCTGATGCTTTGGAGTATTTGCGAGGACTAAAAGAGGCTGATGTAATAATTTGTTTATTTGTTCTTCAGTTTCTTGGAAGGAAAAAAAGAGGATTGGTTTTAGCGGAATTGGAGAGGCTAATTAAAGGGGGGGCAGTCCTGATATTGGCTGAAAAGCTCTATATGGGTGATGCGCTGATTAATGGGGTATTCCACCGGAAGCATATGATGAAAAAAAGACTATCTTTTGAGGATGGTGAGATTTTAGATAAAGATGAGGCTTTGTTTGGCTCTATGTATTGCGAGAGCGAGGAAGCTGCCCAGTCACAGTACATGGCTATAGGGTCTTCAACTAGAATATGGCAGAGCTACAATTTTGCGGCGTGGATTATTACGGAGCCAACATGAAAACCATCACAGTAACAGGCGAAAGTGAAATTGACGGTGAGATAACCTTGAGACAAGAGAGAATAACCACCTCATCAGTATCATCTATCAAGGAAGGAAGAAGGGTAGTTATCTCTGATGAGATGGTTAAGGCTGGAGAATGGGGATTGATAGAATTGGTGCTTAGGTGAGAAGAAAGAAACTCTGCAAAGGATGTCGAGAATATTTCCGTCCAAAGGAAGATGAACCTGAAACCATAGCGCATTGCTCACCAGATTGCGCTGTAGCGATAGTAAGGAAAAAGTGGGATAAGGATGCCAAGTCGAGAGAACGCTCCCAGATCAAGGCTAAGAAGGCCGAGAAGCGACAACACGCAAAGCAAAAGAGAGAATTCCAGCAGAACGATTTGAAAGTTAGAAAGCCAGCAGCTAAAAACGCCTGTCATGCTTATATCAGGGAGAGGGACAAGAACGAGCCTTGTATATGCTGTAATAGGCCACTAGGCGAGAACTATCACGCCGGACATTGGTTAGAGTCGGCCAATAATCCCAAAACTAGGTACGATTCTAGGAATATAAACGCGCAACGGGTAGATTGTAATTACTTCAAGGGCGGCGATTCTGGTGACTACGAGGCGAATTTAAGGGCGAAGATAGGTGATGAGGCAGTAGAGGAATTGAAGTCTATGAAGGGCGGGACAATGAAGCGAACTGCTCAGGATTACCTAGAGATAGAGGGTTATTACAAGAATAAGATCAAAGAATTGGAGAAACCATAGAATATTTGCGATAATAGCTACTGACTATTGTGGGCTTCCATAACTGAGCAGCCAGCATTGCGATTATTGTCTGTAGGTAGAACGGGGCCAAAGGATTACAATGGTAGACGAAACCAATGCAACAATGTGGGCTAAAATGGACAAGTATGGCTCTCAACTGGCTAACCACGATACTAGATTGTCTGTAATTGAGGCTGAAGTGCGTGAAGTGTCCCATAGCGTAGCAACAGGAAACGCGACAATACTCCATGAGATTGAAGGTCTAAAAACAGACCTAGAACCCTTAACAGCAGATTATATGCGAAGGGATGGAGCAGGAAGAGCGATAAAGTCATGGCTAATCCCAGTGGCATCAATGATTATAGCGGCGGCGGCAGTATTATTATCAGCCTAATCAGGTACTCAAATGATAATTAACTCAATAAGAACTTATGAAAAGACACACACTGATGGCGTGGTTTACGTCAATGGCGAGAAGTTTGGCTATTCTCTTGAGGATTGCGGTAGGCCTCACGGTGTTAAAGTTCCTGAAGAGACTGCAATACCGGAGGGAACTTACCAAGTATCAATAACCCACTCCCCCTCATTCAAGAGGGAGATGATAATAATATTTAACATCCATGACGATCACTCTATCAGGCGGCATGGTGTAAGGTTCACAGGAATTCGCTGTCACGGCGGTAACAATATCTCTCACACGGCTGGGTGCATCATGGTCGCTCAGTGGACAGACAACTCAGGAACGATAAAAAACAGCCTAGAGGGTGAGCTGACCAACATGGTTAGAAACGCTCTCGATAACGGTGAGGATGTAAAGTGGGTGATAAGTGAAAGATAAACCATTTCTCAAGAAGGCAGGATTCCAGAACAAGGCTAGACTTGAGCATGTTGGCGGAAAGAATTTTGAATTACTTGAGGATTTAATATTCTATTCAGCCGAGAATAAGAAATTCTTTACCGCTCCTGCCGGAATTACTACCGACCTAGCGAGTATTCCGAGAATAGCCCAATCATTCTGCCAGGTTCTAGGTAATAACCTAAGATCAGCAATTCTTCATGATTTTCATTGCACCAAAGAGGGCAAGTACGCTAATAAGGTTAACCAGAAAGAAACGGATGATTTATTTTTAGAGGGCTTAAAGGTCGATGAGGTCAGATGGGGCAAGGCCCGAATTATGTACAGTGGGGTAACCTTGTTTCAAAGGATTAAATACAGATTTAAGAGAGGGGCAAAATACGATGAGTAGAATGCTATTGACAATCTCAGCTATCCTATTAACTGGTTGTGCTCAAACAGATACAGACGCTAAGACCCTGCTAGAAACGCTTGAATTTGAAGCTAGTGAATACGGGCATATCAAGGCAACAGGAGATATTAACGTGGGAACTGTGCCATTCTTCAGCACTAAGATTCATATAGACTATGAAAAGAGCAAGGATGCCCCAAGTGAATGAGATAGCTGAATCAGTAAAGGCTAACCCTGCCATAACTACCCTATTCGCTATTGTTTTCGGTGCTGGTGGGTTTAACATCTACTCAGAGTCTTCAGAAGGCTCCCAAGACGCAGAAGTACAGGAAGAATTCAGAACAGCAGATGTAGCACAAGACCTAAAGCATGATGAACTGTTACAGATGTATAATGATTTAAACCTGAAGGTTGCACTGCTAGAAAGGGCTATCACTCCTTAATGGAAGACTTAGACCAAATCCTAGACTCTCTAACTGATGCACAGATAAGCATCATAGAAAGACTCGGAGCAATAAGAGTAATGAACAACAAACTCAAAGAACTAGAGGAGCAGCTCCTCTCAGAATTTAAAGATAACGAGGTATAGACAATGCCAGCAGGTAGACCCACAGACTGCACTTCAGAGACAACAGAACTCGCATGGACATATATCGGATTAGACGATAAAACGAATTACGCATCCCATAATCATGTAGTCCCCAGCATTGTAGGTTTGTGCCGTGTATTAAACATAGCAAGATCAACACTTTACGAATGGTCTGAAAATACAGACACTCAATTTCCGGACATCTTTAGTGAAATCAAGGCCGCACAGCTCTTTGAGCTAACAAACAAGGGGCTTGCAGGGGATACCAATTCAGTCATTACAAAGCTAATGCTTACCAAACATGGCTATACCGATAAGACCGAATCTAAGGTTGATGTTAATGATTACAGCAATAAGACACCTGATGAACTTGCTAGGATAATCGCTGAGAAAGAGCAGGAATACGCCAAATCTAAGGAAGAATGACCATAACAGGGTGATGAATCGTGGCTACAGGCCGCATTCCTTCGTTTAAAATGCTCAGAATCGCGGGGTTATATAGATAACCAATTGTTATGAATCAGTCTGAACAAATAAGATACATCAAGTCACTAGAGGCTGGCATCGAGACAGAGAACAAGCACAGGCTCTCTAAGATGTATGACTCCCTATACGATTGGCAGCACAGGTTCAATGCTGCGACTAAAGACAATAGAGCTTGCCTACTCATGGCGGCTAACCAGGTCGGCAAGTCTAGGACAGGTGTAATCATCGATGCGATGCACCTCACTGGTGATTACCCAGACGATTGGGAAGGCCATGAGTTTGACCACGCCCCGTTTATGTGGCTTTTGGGATACTCTGGCGAGAAGACTCGCGATCTACTCCAAACAAAATTATTCGGCAGACTCAAAGACGGCGGTTTTGCGGGAGGGATCATCCCTCCTGATAGGATCATAGACTACAAGGCCATGACCGGAACCTCTGGCGCTTGCAGAGAGGTCAGGGTTAGACACAAGAACGGCATCTCTGCTTGTCAATTCTGGAGCTATTCCCAGGGCCAACACGCCTTGATGGGCGACTCTGGACTTGACTGGTTCCATGTGGACGAGGAACCTCGCGACCAAGCCATCTATCCGCAGGTAATGACACGCACACTCAACGGTGACAAAGGCAGAGGGGGGCGCGGGATGCTCACCCTGACACCAGAAAACGGGAAAACGGAGCTAGTAGAAGGCTTCATGGATGACCCGCAAGACGGACAGTATATGCAGACCGCTACCTGGGATGACGCGCCTCACCTTAACGAAACCACCAAAGAGCAGATACTCGCAGCTTATCCTCCTTATCAACGTGCTATGAGGTCCAGAGGTGTTCCACTGATGGGTGCTGGCTTGATCTTTGAACACTCCCAAGATTCAATAAGCTGTCCACGATTTAATATACCTGATCACTTCTTTCTGATTAACGGCATGGATTTTGGCTGGGATCACCCACAGGCTCATGTTCAGTTGGCTATCGACCCAGATTCAGCGTCAATTTATGTCACTCAGGCATGGAAGGGTTCTAAGAAGCAACCGTTCGAGGCATGGGAGTCTGTC